TAACTAGACAGACAGTAGTAGATGCTCTTTTAAAAACTGGCTTAAGTATTGCCAAAACTAAAAGAGAAGCTGCTAGATTTTTGGGATTGGATTATATGGATTTTAATAGATATATTAAAAAATATAAAATTGAATCTTATTTCGAAAATAATGATTAAATATCATAATTGGTAATATATAATATTATATATCGCGTAGCAGCGCAAACAGTAGTATTATATACGCAATATAAATTTAATAAACGGGGGCGAAACGGTTTCGACAGAGTGAGGAAAAAATAAGTGTGCAAGACTGTGTAAGTGTAACAGTAAAACTACTTAACTTTTTAATTGCCAACGACAACGTTGAATTTGATTACGCCTTAGCTGCGTAATCTGGAGTTACTAGCACTCCATTAAGGGAGCTAGACGGTTTTCTAGTTTTTGGGGTACAAAACTAGTGGTGCGTGCAAGTAGGATTTTGTGTTTGTCAGAGTTCAAAAACTGACTAATCTTGTGAATGACGCTATTTTTGAGACATTTTGGACCCGGGTTCGACTCCCGGCGCCTCCACCTAAAACAATATAGAGGTTATAATGAGCGAAGAAAAAAAAGAAAAAATTTGGACTGACTGTGGTTTCTTTGAGGTATATGAAGACGCCCAACAAAAAATAAAAGATCTAGACCAAAAATATGAATTCTATAAAATTAAAAGAGTTAGAGAAAAAAGCAAAAGAGGTTGGTTTAAGGTTAAAGCATGGAAAAAATCAGCCCCAAAAAAAAGAAACAAAAGCAAAAAAGGTAAAAAGAAGAGTGACTAGTCGATTTACCTTCGATCGCCATGGCAAAAAAGCTTATTTAGGTACCAAAGTACTTTATAACGATAGAGTATGGTTATTAGAAGATATTAATTATCTTTCGTGGAATTCCAATCAGTATTTGACACTACAAGATATAAAAAATCAGAATAAAAAAATTAATTTTGTTTCTCCTCATGATATTAAAGTACTAAAAGCTTAATATTTCGGAAATCTATCATGATACGAATTATATTTTTCTTCTTCTCTTGTGTGTGAAGTGGCGTGTTTGATTAATCCTCTACGTAAAAATTGAATTAAATTGCTGTATCTTACAGAAACAACAACTGTATACATTTTATAATATACAGAGTGTAATAATCCTATTAATTCACCTTTTTCATTCAATATCATTGATCCGCTCGATCCGGGCGCAGCATTAAAAGAATAAAAAGCTTTTTTACCAATTTCTCCAAAATATCTTCCTTCAAATATCGGCACTACTTGATTATAATGAATTCCATATGGGGAGGCAATATTATATACTTTATCACCTTCTTTGGGCGCCTTATCTGATAGAATAACCTCTTCAACACCATCAGTTAGATCTCTTACAAACATTAAGCAAGCATCAAGTTCTCTATCATATTCTAATACTTCAGCATCGTGCCATCTTCCATCCAGTGTTTCTACTTTTATTATATCGGTAACTGTAACACTATCAAGCAAATCTTCTTTATCTGTAGTACATACATGTGCTGCCGTTGCAACAAATGCCCCGCGATAGGTGATCTTAACTACAAATCCGGATCCAACCGAAGCCATGCTACCGCTTTCACATACATTTTTTGTACATTTCTTGAGATTAACTGTTTTTTTAATGAAAACATATCCCTCTCTGGGTAATATATTGTGTACCGATAAACTAGGTTTTAAAGCACCACATGATATTAATGACGCTATTAAGACAATCATACTGATTGTTTTAAACATTATTTTTTCCTCCTTAAAAATATATTCTCCCTATAATAAATAACAAAATAAAAAACGATTGTCCTCTTTCAACTAAATAAATTCTAAAACTATTTATATTAAGCGCTGCAAATGCGTTGGATGATTAAGAAAATTATGGCTAAAAAAATTTATGTTATTGACACTAGTGTTTGTCTTACAGACGCCGGTAGCATTACATCATTTGGAAATAACGATATTGTTCTCCCCTTAAAAGTATTAGAAGAAATTGATAATCACAAAAAACGACAAGACAGTGTTGGGGTTAACGCAAGAGAAACCATTCGAAAGCTAGATAGCCTTCGCGAGAAAGGAAGCTTGTATAAAGGCATTCGTCTGGGAAAAGGAAAAGGATTAATATATGTAAAATTATGTAATAAAGAGTCTATTCCAGAAGATTTAGATCTTACAGTACCAGATAATGAAATAATTGGTGTAGCACTAAATCAAAAAGATGAATATCCCAAACGAAAAGTAATTGTGGTAACACGAGATATTAACATGAGAGTCAAATGTGATTCTCTTGGCCTTATAACTGAAGACTTCCAATCAAATCAAGTTGTACAAGATACTAGTCACATATATACCGGATATGTAGAACATTTAATTGATGAACCAGTGTTGGATAGATTTTATACTGGTGACGAGATTTATATCGATAAAGAAGAACTTAAATTGTATCCCAATCAATTTGTTATGTTGGTATCTAATCAAAACGAAAAGAAAACCGGGCTAGCGCTATTTAAGAATCACAACGTTCCGCTGACTAGAATCAACGGAATTCATAAAAAAGGAATCTGGGGAGTAAAACCTAGAAACAAAGAGCAAATATTTGCTTTAGAATTGTTGAAAGACAAAAAAATTGATATAATAACGTTAGTCGGCAAAGCCGGCTGCGGAAAAACCCTTTTAGCAATTGCGGCCGGACTGCAACAAGTCGTCGAGACAGAAGACTACAAAAGATTGGTCATTTCGCGCCCAATCCAGCCCATGGGAAGAGATATTGGGTTCTTACCGGGAACAATGGAAGAAAAAATGGCACCGTGGGTGGCACCAATTCAAGACAATTTACAGTTTTTGATGGGAAACGACAAAGCAACGTTGGAAATGTATATGGTAAATGGAATAATAGAGGTTGAAGCGTTAACTTATATAAGAGGGCGCTCTATATCCAATGCATATATAATTGTAGATGAAGCTCAAAATCTCACAGCTCATGAGCTAAAAACTATTCTTACTAGAGTTGGCGAAAATACCAAAATCGTTTTAACCGGCGATATTGAACAAATTGATAATGTTTATCTAGATGAAACCTCAAACGGCCTTACACACGCGGTGGAAAAATTTAAAGAACACTCTCTGGCCGGCCATATTATTTTAGTTAAAGGTGAGCGTTCAAAAGTTGCTACATTAGCATCTAAAATTCTTTAAAAAAAATAATTATTATATTAACTTAAATCAAAGGAGAACTTATGTCTTATACAAACGAAAATCCGGATCTATTAGCACCGGTAACAACCGACAATGAACTTAAAAGATGGCTTGTTGCTTATGTTGGAGACAAATTAAAACCGGAAAGCAATGAAGTAAATGTGGAAATGATTATTGAGGTAGTAGCGGAAGAATTTCCGGAATTTCTTTTACCTTTGGTGGAGGAAAATTTTATACGCGGCTATCAACAAGCTATGAGTGATTTAGAAAATTATGAAGCTAATATCAATGTGGCGAATGAAAAGTAATGAGAGAATATATTAAAAAGTCTTTTCTCATTTCAGAAAATATTAATAGACAAAATTTTATCCACGCCATTCCTATCGAAATCGTGCACGATTTTGTTAACGATATAAATACTAAAAACATTATTGATGAAATAGAGTCTTTAATACCTGAATATTTATTACAAAATATTGATGTAATATATGTTGCTTATATTAAAGATTTTATTCGTGGAAATCGTTCTTTTAATGCCATGTACAAAGATAGAGCTATATATATTTCCCCTGAACAAGACAATGAAGAAGATCTATTAGATGATATAATTCATGAAATAGCACATTCATTGGAAAAAGAGTATCAAGAACATATATATGCTGATGATTTGTTAGAGCGTGAATTTTTAGGTAAAAGAAATATGTTATATCATCTGGTTGATGAACCCACTTTAAATAAGTTCGAATGGCAAAACCCCGCGTACACACCTACGTTTGATGATTATATATATAATGACATTGGTTATGATAAATTACGCATTGTTTCTTCCGGCTTATTTTATTCTCCGTATGCTATCACTTCTTTACGCGAATATTGGGCAAATGGCTTTGAAAACTATTTATTAGGAGACAAACAACGACTAAAAGACTTAAGTCCTGTTTTGTATAGCAAAATTAATGAGTTATTTGAACAATAGGAGAAGCATTGATGAAATTAGCACTTACAGAAAAAGATAACAATATTCATGTTGTTGGAGAGTTAACAGCCAGAAAACGAGATGAGCCCTATGTAACGCTTACAACTGCCATGGTTTTAGACTGGATTAAAGAAAACCACTCGTATGAAATAAATAAGACGGTGAATATCCCCTCCACTAAATATTTACATAATTCTCTTGGTATATCTTCTTTAAAGGGTGAATGGGTTTTTTCACTGAAAACACTTGAAAATAAAAAAGAAATAAATGATAC